CAACCGGCCACCTCGGCGGCGGCGACGAAGGTCTTGGTCAGAAGCTGGCTCACGGACGGTTCTCCTTGGCAGCGGCAACGGCGATGACGGCGTCGGCGGTCGAGATGATCTGCCCGCTCTCGGCGAGCTTCTTCTGGTACTCGACCGCCCTGGCGGCGAGCATGGCGGGATCGCCCACAGTGTCGGCGTCGGGCGCCGCACGCGTGTCGAGCCCGGACGCCTGCAGTCCCGCCGGCGTCGCGGCGAGCAGCGCCTCGACCTGGGCGAGCCCATCGTCTGTCGCGCACAGCGCGAGGTAGTGGGTTTTCTGTGCCGGCATGATCTTCTTGGCGGTCAGTGCCGCCTCGATCACGCCTTCGACCTTGACCTTGCGGCCGGCGGTCTTGATGGCATCGAGCTGGCCGGTGACGGCGGCGAGATTGGCGAGCGCCTGCTCGTGCACCGCCTTGTCGACTTTGCCGGCAAGATCGGCCTGTAGGGTGACGATCGCCGCGAGGCAGGTCGCCTCGTCGGCGGTGTCCGCGAGGCCGAGCGCCTTCGCGAGGGCTTTGAGCATCGTGTTCTCCGGGTTTGCGAGATCGTTGGAAAGATCGGCGGACGCGATCGCCGGCATGGCGAGCGCGGGCGCCGCCACGAGGGCGACCGAATGCAGCCAGGTCGCGAGACCCGTGTCGGTGTGCTTGAAGGTCGGCGAAACGAACCGGTGCGTCTTGGCGGCGAGCGCCGCCTTGCCGGCGTCGAGCAGCTCGATGCGGGCATAGGTGCCGTCCGGCTGCGCTTTTAACTCCCGGACCCAGCCGACCGCGTCGGCGCGATCGCCGAACATCGGCTTGCGCGAGATGGCGTGGTCGATGTCGATCGGCACGTCGATGCCATCGGCGGCGAAGCGGGCGACCAGGCGCTCGGGCTCGAAGGTGTAGCGGCGACCGTCGCGGGTGACGATCTCGCCCCGGGGCGTAACGCGAATCCAGACGGGCTCGGCGTCGCCGCCGGCTGCCAGGGCGGCGGCATCGATCGTGACGACGCCCGCCGCGACGTCGGGCGGCAAACGGGGCAGCAGGTCGGGGCTTGCTTTCGGGTGGGCCATGGGTGCACGGTAGCGATGCGCCGAGAGGGGCGAGACGCTGACACGTGTCAGGGTCGGCCCGATCGGGTCCGCCGGCCGATTTTCCCCGCCCCTTCCCCAATCCGCAGAGTTTCGGTCCGCCGACGGGCTAGCTTCCCGCTTAGGATCGATTTTGAAGGGGCTTAAAAGCCCCTGGAAGCCGGTGCCGCCCCCCGGCCGCATGGACGACACCCCGAAGGGCGCCTCGCCGCCCTGTGGCCGCCGGGCGGGCCGGCCCCTCCGGCGGCCACCGATTGCGAAATCCCGGGCGTGGGGCTACATTGGTGGGGCGGGGAAATTGGCACCTTCGGGTGCCGCCGTGGGAATGCCCGAGGGCAAACCAGGAGGAACGACGGCCTCCCCCCGCTTTTCTCTCCTTCAACGAATCCGATCGGCACCGGCGAGTTCGCGGGCCAGATAGGGCGCGTCCATGCCCCGGCGGTTCGAGAACAGCGTCGCCACCGTGAGCCGGTCGCCTTCGGCCTTGGCCAGGACCATCACGAAGGTGCGGCCGTCGATCTCGTGCACCACGAGGATGCGGCCGTCGCGCCGGCGCCGGTAGATCGTGCCGCGCTCGATCATCTCCTGCGTCCGCGCCCAGATCCAATCGGGGTACGGATGGGCGACCGCGTGGCCGGCGGCGGCGTCGGTGAGCGTCACGGCCGGGCGCGCGACACCGATCGCGGCGGCGAGATCGTCGGGCAGCCGTGCGACCGGCATCGGGGCGTGTTCCCACGGCACCGCCTGGTCGACCTCGGCGATCGTGCGACCCTCCTTCATGAGCGCCGCCCGCTCGGTGCCGCGCGACTGCGCCCGCCACAGATGCGAGCCGAAGCCGTCCGACTCGGTGAGCCGTTCGATGCGGCCGCGCGCCAAGTCGAGCGGCGTCGCGTCGATCTGGTCGGCGAGGATGCGGCCCAACGTGCGGGAGCGTCCGACGCCGGGATTGCTCTGCCAGCCGGGATCGATGCCGGCCGGGACGCGGATATGCTCGCCGGTGCGCTTGTTCACATAAGTGCGCATGCGCAGTGGCGGCGGCTGGTCGGTGAAATTGATCGCGTCCGGGTCGGTGGCGTCGTAGGGCCGGGCGAGGTAGTCGTCGCGCTCGGCAACCGAAATCTGGCGTACGCCGCACAGGCAGCCCCAGCCGTTGGGCGGCATGTGGGTCGACCAGAAGCCGTGGTCGACCGGCAGGATGACGCCGACCCAGCGCAGGTGCTCGGGTCTTTTGCGCTCGGCCCGCGACATCAGATAGAGGAAGTACGGCAGTGCCCGCTTGGTGCGCTGCGCCCGGTCCCACTGACCGGCGGCGCGGGCGGCGCGCATGTTCGACCAGAAGGTGGTCTGCAGACGTGCCGGCCTGGTGAAGTCGACGGCCTTCGTCTTCCATCGTCCTTCAGGGTCGGCGACCTGGCGCGGCCCCCACCACCCGAGCGGGGTCAACCGCTTCGCCATCTCGCCGCGGAACTTGTCGAACCCCCAGCCCTCGACGATGGCCTTGTCGATGCCGGCGCGAAATTCGGCGAGCACTCGCGCCTCGGTGACGCCCGCGACCGTGAAGGCGTGGGCATGCTCCTCGCCGAACACGTCGAGCCAGGAGAACTTCGGCCTCAGATCCTTGTCGCGGAAATAGGACAGCACCTCGGGCGGTGGCGTCATGCCGCGCCGAATGGTGCTGGCCGCGAGTGCTGCCAGGCCGCGAAGGAACTTGCGACGGTCTAGCGGCATGCCAAGATCACACGACGCGGACGTGGTTGATGACGAACCAGATCAACCAGCCGAGACCGCCCAGCCCGCCGACCAACACGGCGGCAGCGCCGACAAGAGCGAGGACGAAGACACCTCTCAAATCGAAGTTTGGCATTGTGCCTCCTTAGTCCGTCACGTCGCCAAGACCGCGCGCTATGGCGGTGAGCCGTGCCAGGCGCGCGGCGATCTTCGATCCATCGATCTGCCGCGAGACCTGCGGCAACAACGCTTCGAGTTCATCGAAGGAGTGCGCGCGGGCCAGCGCTTGGCGCAACGGTGCCAGCAGCGGATCGGCCAGTTCCTCCCAGTCGGCCAGGCCTTCGTCCAGCAGGCGGTCGAACTCGGCCTCCGAGTCGATGCCGGTGCGCGGATCGGCGGCGAGCGCCGCCGGCCGGCAGTCGCCGCAGGCGCAACCCGTTCCATGGGCGAAGGCCGCAGCGCGGCGAGATGGCTGGTCGCTGCGCAACTCGACAGGCGCCACCTGCCGTGGTGGCGCCAGCAGCTCCTCGCCGGCAACGGGTTCGGACAAGCCGATTTTCCCTCGCATCTCGCGCTGTGACACCTTCAAGCCGAGCGGCACCAGCTTCTCGACCGCGGTCGCGAGTGCCGTCGTGTCCTCCGGCTCTGCAACCGGCATCTCGACGGTCGGATAGTCATTCTGTGGTCCGAAGTTCATCGCCACGAACCAGCGGATGAGGTCGTTGTTGGCGGTGAAGCAGAGCTGGCGGCAGTCGGCGTGCTTGATGTCGAGGCGAACCTCGTTGTGGACCTTGGCCTGGGCGAGCGAGGCGCCTTTGTCCGCCGTCATGGTCTGGCCGACCACGAGCTTTGAGACGTTCTGGTCGATGTAGTCGGCGAGCGCCTTGTAGGTCGAACCTTCGAGGGCCTTGCGCTCGATGAACTCGATGTCCATGCCCTGCGGCACGATCGCTGCCGCGTCGGCCGATATACCGGCGACGGCGCGCAACAGCATCTTCTTGTCGGCGTCGCTGGCACCCGAGTGATACTTGCCGAGCCGCAGCGGCATGCCGTAGGTCTCGGAGAAGGCCGCCCAATCCTTGAGCGTGAGGCTCTGGATCAGGAACGCCCAGGCGGCGGCTCGGGCGAAACCGCGTCGGATCGGGATGCCGGTCTTGGCGCGCGGCATGTGGCGGATGAACTTGGCGGGCGGCAGCGGCTCGCCGTCGAGATTGCCGTCGACCGCGAGGCGCAACTCGGTCATGGCGACGCGGTCGAACTGGAAGAAGCGCGGGTCGCGCCATTTGTATTCGACCGGCCGCAGGTACCCGCCTTCGAACTCCCAGATCGGTTCGACGACTGCGTAGCCTTTGGCAATGCCGTCGGTCAGCGAACCCATGGCGTCGAGAAAGCCGGGGGCGGCGACGACGCTCTGTACGGCATCGGCGATATTGGCCGGAACGCCCTTCGGTACTTTGAGCGAGATTTCTGTGCCTTCGATCGCCAGCCGCCGCGTCTGCACCTGGCTGGCGTAATGGAGGTAGCGCTCTTCCATCTCTTCGGCGAGCGTCAGATAGGCTCGCGGCTCGCCCATGCTGGCGCGCTTGAGGAGACCGGCCAACCCTTCGGGCGTGAGGCCGGAAGCGACCGCATCGGCAAGCACTGAGCGCGCACCCCCCAGTGTCGCGATGGCGATCTCCTGGGACAGTGTCGACTTGTCAATCAGCTGGCCGTCGGGACCGAGAATGGTGGAGAGATTGGGCATGGTTTCACTCCTCACCACAAGGCGCGGCCGCCGACATCCGGCACCACTTGGTCGAGCCAGTTGTCGTCGTCTTCGGTCAGTGCGCCGGCCGGCACATAGCCGTATTCCACCACTGCCTCGTCGAGCGCCGCATTGGCGAGGCAGGCCGCGATTGCCGTGTCGCCGTGACGCTGGCCGCCGTCCGAGCCCTTGGTGTGCGCCGTGTCGGGCACCATGGGGATGCCGCGCACGAGCTTGATCTGCCGCAGATCGTCCTTGGCGTCGGCGTCGCGCGGCAGCGAGATGGTGCGATCCTCGAACCGCGCCTTCATCTTCGGCATGTGGGCGAGGTACCAGGCTTGCGACAGCATCACGGCTTCGATCGCCAGCGGGCCGTATTTCTGCTGGGCGCGCTCGGCGAGATACTGGCCGTTGCCGCGGGCATCGTGCTTGCCGGCGCAGAAGCGCGGCAAGCGATCGACCACATGGACGAGGATGCGCTCCTGGTCGACGAAAGGCACGTTGCGCATCTCGATCGCGAACGGCGCCGTCCGCACCAGATCGCGCCGCTCGGCCAGCGGCAGCAACACCGACAGGTCACCGGAGCGCGCGAAGTCGAAGCCGTAGCCGTGCTTGAGCCGTACGTCGAGCGTCTTCAAAACCGGGGTAACATTCTGTTCGAGCCATGCGTCGACGTAAGACGCGCGTTCAGCATCGGGCCTGAGTTCGAACCCCTGCGGGCAGGCGATCCGCAGGACTGGCGCGTCCGCCGTCATGCAAGCTTCGATCAAGGCGCCGGTGAGGTAGACGCCCGTGCCCTGCGACGGAATGCAGTCGAGTTCTTCCGCGGCGCCGGCGCCATAGAAGGCGCGGATGTCGCCGCGGAACTTGGCCTCGGCCTCGGGAGACCAGGTCTTGCCGGTGACCAGGCAAATGCGCTGATAGAGCCCCTGTTCGAGCGCGTCGTCGAAGGTGCAGCGCACTATCTTGCCGGGCCGGCGGCCGGCGCGGATTTCCTCGATCAGGACGTTGAAGGGATTGTCCACGCCGTTGTGGGTCGAGATCACCAGCACCTTGCCGCCCCAGATCAGGAGCGCCATGGCGGCCTTGAGCAGTTCCTCGGCGTCGTCGTGGAACGCGAATTCGTCGAGAATGACATAGCCCTGGCGGCCGCGCAGCGAGCGTGGGCGTGACGACAAGGCGACGATCTCGAAGCCGGACGCGAAGCTGATGCGGAAGGCCTGGATCGAATGGTCGGCGCCCTTGTCGTCCTGCTCCTTGAACAGAAATTCCTGGACCTCGCTGCAGGCCGGCATGAAGGCCTTGGCCCACATGGCGCACGTGTCGATGAACTCGCGCGCCATGTCGAGATTGTAGCCGATATAGAGCGTGTCCATGCCGCTGGCAGTCTTGGCGGCTCCAGACGTCAGAACGGCTTCGGAGCCGATTGCCCAGGTGAAGCCGACACGACGGGACTTGTCGGCGACCGTCAAGGCGCTGGTCGCTGTGGCGGCGAGCAGCTCGCGCTGCTTCGGCATCAGCACCGACGGCAGATCGCCGCCCCGCAGCGGCGTCGGCAGTTCGGCCAGCATGGCGCGGCGATGGTTCGCCCAGTCCTGTTCGGTGACGAGAGGGGCGGTCATGGTGCCGGCCCGAAGAGACTCAGCCCGTCGTCAGCATCTATGGAGGCATCGCGCGTCATGGGCCGCATCCACCGTGCAGGTGGCGGCACGATTCCTGGGTTCGCAGGCTGCCAGTGAAAATAGCCGAGCGCACCGACCGCCGGCACGAACGAACACGGACGCGCGTTCCGCAGAACGAGCCCCCGCGAGCCTACGAACCAACGACTCCCACTCGTCTTGACGACGTCTACGATGTCCACGCTTCCAACGATGCCGCCGCGCAGTAGCTCCCCAGGTGGAGGACACTCGACGTCGATCGAAGCCATGAACTCACGCGCAGCCCGGTATTCCTCTTGTGTCATGCCCTTGGCAGCATGGATCGCCCGCCGCCCCTTGAGTGGCGAGAGATGCCGGATCATCGCGGCAGAACGGTTCTCGATGTCCTTCCAACCGGAGACGATCGCCCACGCCCAGGGCTGGCGCACTGACAACGCGAGCGAGGGCAAGACGTCGTGGTCCGTCATCGCTTCGCCTCCTGGATGCCGAGGATCTTCGCCTTGATGGCTTCGATGGTCGCGGCCGTGAGGCCGGAGGCGTCGCCGACGGCGTCGACCGCCTTGGCGGCCTTGGCCTTGAACTCGGCTTCGAGTTTTCGCCGGCCCTCGGCCGAGATGCGCTTGGCTTCCTCGGCGTGCTTCAAGGCCCGCGAGGTCATCATCAGCATTTCGGCGGTGGCGCCGTCGGCCGAGACCTCGCCGGCATTCGACAGCATTTCGTGCAGGAGGGTCTTGATCGACTCGGACACGAGCAGCGTCACCGAGTCGTCGCCGGCCTGATCGAGCTTGGGGGCGATCACGGCGGCGATCTCGCGCGTCTCTTCGAGCCGGCGGCCAAGCACGGCGAGCCGGAAGGCTTGGCGGTTGAAGGCCGACCGCGACACCTGCGGCGGGTCGGTGACGCCGTTCATCAGCGCCGCGTCCGACAGGCGCTTGTTGAACTCCTCCAGGATGTCGAGCTGGGTGCGTTTTCGCTCTTTGAGCTCGGTGAACGCCCAGAACTTCGCTTCCTCGGCCCAATCCGGCAGCCGGTCGATCGCCGAGAGCTGGCCGCGGCCGCCCGGTTTGCCGTCGCGCGCCATGGTCTCAGGCCCCCGGCAATGACGGGCGCTTGACGCCCTCGATCGCGAACTTTCGATCGACGTGGCGCTGGCCCTTGTCGGTCAGTGTCGCGACCTTCACGGAGGCGGCATCGACGATGGTCACCGCGCCCATCTCGGCGAGATAGGCGAGTTCGTCGTGAACCCAGGCGCGCGGCTTGGCGATGCCGAAGCTTTCGAGCGCGCAGCGTAAGAGTTCGGAGTTGAGCCGCCCGTCGACCTGGTCGGCGAGCGTGCGCAAAATGATGAGCCGCCCTTCCTGGCGAATGATGTCTTCGAGGCTCATTTCTGTCTCGCCTGTTCGAGCAGGAATTCCTGCAGCCGGTTCGAGATCGCAGCGACCGGCTTGAGACCCTCCGCAACTACCCGCACATCGGCCTTGAGTTCGGCGAGCCCCACTTCCAGGCGGTTGGTCGAATCCTTGTCCGGCAGGTGGCGGAAGTCGGTTTCGATAGTCGTGGTCCGGTCTTCGAGCTTGTCGACGCGCTCCTCGACGTCGGCGACTCTCTCGGCCGTCGCCGTGGAGCGCGCGGAGATGATCGCGTAGACGAGCGTTCCCAGGGAAATGATCGGCGCCGCCCAGGGCACAAGTTCCGACAACACTACTCGGCCTCCTGTTCACACACTGGCGCGATCGTCGATCGCCGCGCCCACCGTCAACTCAATGCCCACCGGGTTTGCGCCAGCCGCAGAGATCCTTGCCGTGCTCGTTGTGCATGAGGACGTCCATGGCGAGCTGGTCGGACATCACCTCGACGTCGCGCGCGGTCGGCCGAAGCTGCCGCCAGCCGTCGCACGCGCTACCGGCCGTCTGACACCCAGTCAGACAGGCGGCGACGGCGCTCATCAGCAGGAAGGCTGCGAACTTCTTCATCGGTCTCTTGCCTCTTGCGCATGTTTTCGAGGGAGGCGCGGTCCTGCTTCGCGCGCTCGACTTGCTTGCCGGCACTGAAAGCCTTCAGGAGCGCGAGGCCGATCGCCAGCGCGATGGCGCACCCGGCGGCAACAGCGCGGCCGGCCCGCGAGGTGACGAGCCAAGTCCAGATTGCCATCAGGAGTGCTCCTTCCAGCGCCACCAGACGATCATCGCGATGGCGGCGATGACGGCGAGAGCGATCCAGAACCGCGGCATCTGGACGGCATGAATGACCACGTCCCAGATGCCGATCTCCTCGGCGCTCGACTTGATGGCTTTCGCCTTCTCCGCGGCGTCCGAGACGACGCCGTACACTTGGGCGCCTTCCTCGATACCCACGGCCGTGGCGGCTTGCGCGATCTTGGACTTCAGGAGCGGCTTGCTTTCCTGTGCCTCGGCACCGCGCGGCAGAGGCGCCGGCTCGGCCGCCTCACTCGGGTCGGCAAGCGCGGCCTTCCATTTGCGCAGCCAGACCTGCCGGTCGGCGAGGCCGTTGATGCCGCCGTTCACACGCCGTGTGGCGGTGCGCAGATCGTCCTTCCTGGCGGGCTCGACACAACCGAGGGCGACGAACTCGGCGACTGCGATCCGGAACGAGATTTCCGGATCGGCGATCCTGTCGGGATCGGCGACGAGGTCGACGCCGGCGATGGCGCCGAACTTGGCGTAGGCGGCCCTGCCGGTCATCTGCAGGTCGCCACCTCCGCGAAAACGCCAGCCATCGCCGGGCTCGGTGTTGCCCAGCTCCTTGGCCTTCTTGGGGTTGCCGAGGCCGTAGACCCGCTCGGCGATGGCCTCGGGGTGGCGGGCGAGCTTGGCGGCCTCCGCCTCGGTGACCTTGGCGGAGTGGCGGCCGACGCCGAATATCTCCATCAGGCGCGGCGCCGAATAGCTCATGTTCTCACGCACGATCGTGCCGCCGCCGCACTCGTGACTGATCTGAGCCATCAGGTGGGCGACGACGAGCGGATCGTCGTGGAAACGATATTTTGCGAACAGAGCGGGCGCGATGCGGACGACGGCCTCGATCTTCTGCTGGGGCGCATTCGGCCACAGCCGGGCCAGCATGGATCGGGTGATGAGACGCGGGCGGGATTCGGACATGGATCGCTCCCCTCATGGGCAAGCGACCATGCCGCGTGGAGGACAATGCCGCGCCGCTGACATCTGTCAGCACGGTGAAGGACGGCGATGCGAGGGAATGCGCGGAGCCTAGAACAAGCGGCCCTGCTTGTCATCCGGGCGCCGCGCGCGCGAGCGCGCCCGAAAGGCCGAGCGCTCGGTCATGCCGGCGAGACGCGCGGCTTCCGATGCGGACTTGCCTTCGGCGAGAGCCTGAGCGAGGCGCCGGCGGGCGCCCGCGATCGTGCCGGTGGGCCCGAGCGGCACCAGCACCTTGATGCCGCTGGTCGCGCCGCTGCCGGCGTCCTGGCAGAAATGGGCGCAGATTTGGTCCGCCGCCTCGCGGCCGACGCAAGCGACCAGCCAATGGCTGTCGGTGCGGATACGTGCCGGAATGGTCCGGCGCACGCCACCATGGGCCGCCGCGAGCTTGAGCGCCGCGTCGAGGCCGGCGGCCTCGGCGATTTCGGCGAGCAACTCGGGCAGCCAGCTGTAGCTCATGCGAGCACGATCCCCTCGACCGTGAAGGTGACCGCCGAAACGAGCCTGGCGTGGTTGCGCCAGACGACGCGGGCCGTGTAGGTGCCGTCGCGCCGGCGCCACAGCCGGGCGCTGGAGCGCCGATATCCCTGGCCGATCCAGGTGCCGTCCATGGCGGCGAGGCTTTGATCGGCGCTCAACAGCCGTTCGAAGTCGATGACGATGCGGCGCGGCGGGCGATGCCGAGGAGCGTAGCGGGGCGCCATGGCTCACCTCCACGCCGCGCGGTGCTCGCGCCGACGATCGCGCAGGGCCTCGTAGGCGAGGTACGCGTGGTGACCGCAATAGGGCAAGCCCTCGACGGCCGGGCCGCCGCAGAAGAAGAATTCCGGCGCGCAGGGGTCGCCGACCGGCCAGCGGCAGGAATGCGCCTTCAATTCCAGCAACGTGCAGCG